GTCAGCAGAGATACCAACAGCAGCACCAGAGATTACACCCTTCAGCACATCTTTAGCCTGTCCTGCAGAGTTGCTCAACCCCTTAAGCATATCCGAAGCATTTTGTCCTGCAGCACCAAAACCTTGTGATAAAGCCTTACCGGCGATTTCTAGTCCTGCAAGTTGAAGTGGATTTATTCTACCATCGCCCCAATCAGCAACATTCTGGTCAGTGATTGTACCTGGGATTGGGAGAACCACAGTGCCAATTGCATTTCTATTTTCCCCTCTACCTCCAAGTGCTGATGCTGTTCCTTTTTTTGTAACTTTTCTAGGTGAAAATTCAAGCATACTAAACTTGATCACATCCATATTGGTACTTCCAATTGTCAAAGGATATTTGAGATTTCCAAATTTATTTCTAGTATCTTTTTTAGCACTATTGTCGGGTTTTCCCCCACCCTGATTTTTGGGTAGGTCCTCTATTGGAACCGTCTCTGTGTTAAGAGGTTGCCCCTCTAATCCACTTGGTTCATCTGCAGGTGATGCATGATTTTGTTTTGCTTGCAGAATTGTATCTACATCTTCTGGCAACACGTCCTGTCTTTTTCCCACCTCCGCCTGTATACCATTCGTAGTTGTTTTGTTTATGGTTGAACTTGAATTTGCTAAATCTTTTTGTAATTCAGCATCAGCCACTCCCGCCATTAACGGATACTCTGGATCTGAGTAAGACCATGTATTATCTTTTTTTATCGCTGCTGGTTGAAAAGTTCCATTCTTCTCAACGTATAATACTGTCTGTGAATGTGTAATTTTGCCAGAATCGGATCTTCCAGTTACTTGAGTAACTGCTTTGGTTCTAGTAGCTGCTGCACCGACAGTGTTGATAGCATCCTTCGATACAATATCGCCAGCAACATATTGTGCTTGTCCATTTTTTACTTGCTCTCTTGTGCCAGCCTTAAACTCAGCCATTAGATATGGTTTTTATTTATTTAGCACAAATTTTCCATATGTTAGGGACAGTAAGTCATCAAGTTCATCTTGTCGAACAATATAAACCTGTGTTCCTAATTCTTGCCATGTATAATTCCTATAGTCTTGATGGTGAAAATTTATTCCACGAAATCCCCATTCAAATAAATCAGTAACTGCTACCAGAGGATGTTGATCGTATTCAATATTAGGAGTCTTCGCAAAATATTTAAAAGTGCAGATGTTTCCTTCTTCAGGAATTGGTGTTACAGTATCATTCAATGCATACATTATCAATGTCATTCTATCATCAACACTAGACTCAGATTGAATGTCTTGCCTGACTGGTTCGATACGATTCATTTGATACCTAGTTCGTCTTCTGTTATAATCTTGAATTCAATTCTTCTATCTTCACAGAATTCAGTTGCTGCTTTCCACTTTGCTTGATTGACAGCATATGTTTTACATTCATAGATGTATGATTTTGTTACCCTTGATTTTTTCTTGGGTTCCATGGTTTGTCTTTTTGGTTTCACTTCAATCACGTAGGTTTTAATTTGACCTGCGTTTTCTTTTACCTTTATTATGAAGTCGGGAAAATATCGATGCACCCTTCTATCGACAGGAGATAAGTAAGGAATCCAAAACTCCTCACTTCCCCACTCAATTATATTCTCATTCAGGTCACACCACTTACAAAACTTGCGTTCCCAACTACTACGACATATAATATTGTTTGGATTACCCTTATATTTTCTAGGGTATGAAGGTTTGTATTTACTTTTGATACTTTCCGGCATACATAATATATAAGGTAAAAATTATTTATAAATGCCTAAGATAAGGTCAGTATCAAAAATAAAAGAGAGTCTACTAAGACCCGCTCTAACTTCATTCTTTGAGGTGGAAATTCCTTTCCCTCAAGGTGATTTAGGATTAAGTGCTTTTATCGGTCAAGGACAAGATAATCTTAATCTTCGTTGTTCTAATGCGAGTTTGCCTGGTTCAAATCTTGCGACCCTTGAACTCAATAATACTTTTCATGGTGTCACTCAGAGACATGCGTATAGAAGAGTTTATGATGATAGAATTGACTTAGAATTTTTTGTTGATGCTGAAAAATATATGACTATTCGCTTCTTTGAAAAGTGGATTGATGCTATTATGTTGCAAGATGGGGTTGATAGTGCTGATCCTATTAGTCAAGATTATTCATATCGTGTAAGATATAGTGATGAATATGTATCATCCTCTGGATTAAAAGTTAGAAAATTTGAGAGAGACCATGCAAATAATATCGAATATACATTTGTGAATGCATATCCATTTACAATTTCATCAATGCCAGTCTCATATGATTCATCATCACTTTTAAAATGCACCGTTTCGTTCAGTTATTTAAGATATGTTGTGAACGAGATTGGTTCTCCTGCTGACTCTCAACAATCACCAGGATCAAAAACCACGCCCGCTTTGAAAAAACAAAGTGAAAAACAATCTAATGCATCTCTTCTCAACTCAGATGATGATGTCGCTAAAAGAGGAAAAGTGGGTGATCAGGTCACTAAATCATATGCAGCAGAACTTCAAGCGTTTGCTCGCGGGGAAATATAAATTTAAAAAACCACAATAAATAATCATACTGAAAGAACTATAGGATATTATGCCTTTACCAAAAATTGCTGCCCCAACTTACGCACTTGAGTTGCCATCTACAGGACAAGAGATTAATTATAGACCCTTTCTTGTTAAAGAAGAGAAAGTTTTGGTTATTGCTCTAGAGAGTGAAGATAATAAACAGATTACAAATGCAATCAAGACTGTAATCAAAAACTGTATCCTGACGAAGGGTATCAAAGTAGAGGCACTCCCTACTTTTGATATTGAATATCTGTTTCTCAATATTCGTGGTAAGTCTGTAGGAGAGGAAATTGAGGTCAATGTAATTTGTCCAGATGATGAGGCAACTCAAGTTCCTGTGACTATTGACTTGGATGATATACAAGTTCAAAAAAGTGATGACCATACTAATAAAATTAAACTTGATGACACGCTGATGATGGAAATGAAGTATCCATCACTTGATGAGTTTATTAAAAATAACTTTGATTTCAATGATGAAAATTCAATGGATCAATCGTTTAATTTAATTGCATCATGCGTCAATAATATTTTTAGTGAAGATGAAGTATGGGCAGCAGAGGACTGCACAAAAAAAGAAATTAAGGAATTTCTTGAGCAGATGAATTCGGCACAGTTTAAAGACATTGAAAAATTCTTTGAGACTATGCCTAAACTATCTCATACAATAAAGGTTACGAATCCAAAAACCAAAGTTGAGAGTGAGGTGGTGCTTGAGGGATTAGCAAGTTTTTTCGCGTAGCCCTCTCTCATATGAGTTTGGAGGGTTACTACCGTCTTAACTTTTCCTTGATGCAGTATCATAAATACTCATTGACGGAGATTGAGAATCTCATTCCATGGGAACGAGACATCTATGTTGGTTTGCTTCAACAACATCTTGAGGATGAAAAGTTAAAACAACAACAAGCGAACGCTAACAGGTAATGGCATCTAAAACCCTTGATCCTATTGATATACTTCTTGAGTTAGGTATAGATCTTGACGATTTATCCGAACAGGATTATCTTGGTGCCTTAATGGAGGCAATTGCCACCATTGAGTTTAAAACAAAGGGTAAGGGTGATGAAAGAAGTGCTGCTCTTAGAGAAGAAGTTATAAAGATTAGAAAAGGAAAAAGAAAACCACAAGCAAAGACGACAAAGATATCTGCTGGTTCGTTAAAGTCTGCACCTAAACTGACTGGGAAAACAACAAATATTAATCCTCAAAAACTCTTACCAGGCACTGCTGAACCTCAAGTAGCAGAGGAGACTGGACCTGAACAAGAGTCTATCATCAAGATTTTAACTGACATCTCTGAGTCAGTTAAGTCCATCTTGTATTCTTTGAAGGCAAGTAATAATATATCTAAAAAATTATCTGAAGATGAGAGGAAGAGTGGAGAAAGAAAAAAAAGAACTGGTGCAGAAAACAAATTAGAGAAGAAAAGATTTGAGGGACTTAAAAATCTAGGAAGTAAATTAATACAACCAGTTAAAGGACCACTCGAAAAGTTATTTAACTTTATCAAAACTATTATACTTGGTAGAGTATTAATGGGCATCCTTGATTGGTTAGGAAACCCAGAAAATCAAAAGAAACTTCAAAGTCTTCTTAGATTTTTTAAAGACTGGTGGCCAACGATTGTCACAGCAGTTCTTTTATTCGGCACAGGACT